CGCCGAGATCACCGACCTGCTGGTCGACCGGCTGTTCGGGGAGACCGTGAAGGTGCGGGCGGCGGTAACGGCGGGCGGCGACGGCGCGGTCGTTGGAGGGGCCGCGTTACCACGCGGCCCGGTCGTTCCAATGGCGACGGCGGACGACAACGGCAACGGCGGGCCGGGTAGTAACCCGGCCCCTCCAACAGCAAACGACACGGCGCAGGCGTGGATCGAGCACCTGAGCGAGATCTCGACGTGCGACACCATGTTCGTCGAGATGGGGCGCGGCGTCTCCTACCGCGGCGACGGCGGCCTGAAGATCCGCTACGACAGCAAGCGCCAGGATGTGCTGATCTCCCCGGTGTCCTCGGCGCTCATGTTCGTCACCACCGCCGACGGCGACGTCGAGACCATCACCAGCATCACCATCGCCTACACCCGCCCCAACCCGCAGAAGCCGAAAGAGACGCTGCTGTTCCAGGAGATCCACACCCGCGGGCGCATCGACTACACGCTGCACCGCGTCAAGGCCAGTCCCTCCGGCGGCGGCTACCGCTACCGCCCCGACACCGACCGCGTCCCCCTGGATACGCTCCCTGAGCTGGCGGCACTGGCCGCCACCCTCGACGAGGACGACGGCCAGGACACCGGCGTCGACGAGCTGCTCATCGTCCCCATCGCCATGGGCGGCTCGGACGAGTCGGGCGTCTGGGGCCGCTCCGATTACGCCGACGTCGAAGACCTGCAGGGCGAACTCAACAACCGCGTCACCCAGGCCGGCGGGATCCAGGACAAACACTCCGACCCGTGGATGTACGGCCCGCCGGCGTTCCTCACCGAGGAGCAGAAGCTCGACCCGCGCTACCGCTACTTCAGCGTCTCCAACAACGAGCAGGTCCCGGGCTACATCACCTGGGACGCCAACCTGGAACACGCCGAAACCTCCATCAACCGGCTCATGACCCAGATGCTGTTCGTGGCCGGCCTGTCCCCCGAGAGCTTCGGCCTGGGCGAGGGCAGCGCCGAGTCGGGCCGCGCGCTGAAGCTGCGCCAGCACCGCACCGCCAGCAGCGTGCGCATGCGCCAGCGCATCTACGACCGCGCCATCCGCACCGCGGTCTCGGTGGCGAGCAAGCTGGCGAACTCGCCGGCGGCACCGGACCTGGCGCTGCGCCCGCCGGAGATGGAGCCCGAGGACGTCACCCTCGAGTGGAACGACGGGCTGCCCAACGACGCCATGGAGTCGGTCGAGATCGCCGGCGCCGCCCTCACCATGGGCATCATGTCGCTCGAGCACGCCGTGCGCATGGCGCAACCGGAACTCTCCGATGACGAGGTCGCGCTCGAGATCGACGCCATCACGAGCGAGAAGCCCGCCGCACCCAACCCCGGCCGCGTCGGCCTGGGCGCGGACTTCGAGCCGGTGAGCCCGACGCAGACGGCGAGCACGGGCGTGAATACGACGACGGAGTAGCCGTAGACAGGGCAACGACATGGGCTACGGACCAGAACAGATCAGGGCGATTGCGGCACAGCTCGGCGGCGCCTACCGCCGGGGTGAGGTCGAGATCCTCGACGCCGTGGTCAACGCGCAGCTCACCGAGTGGGAGCGCGCACGGATCATCGCCCAACAGCAGAAGATCCGCGCGGTCCTGAACGAGCTGGGCGAGGTCGAGGACGACTGGAGCCAGATGCACCTGCGCCCGCTCTACACCGAGGCCATCGGCGACGTGGCCGCGGCCACCGGGACCGCGCCGCCGGCGGCGATGAGCGCCCTGCACGAGACCTCCATCGCCATCCTGGGCGAGAACCTGAGCACCGCCCTGGGCGAGGCCCGCGCCACCGTCGGCCGGCGCATCGACGACATGTTCCGCCAGGCCGGCCTCGCCAACCTGCAGCGCAGCACCATCCTGGGCGAGACCGCCCGCGACGCCATGAAGAGCATGGTCGCGCAACTGCAGGAGCAGGGCATCACCGCCTTCGTGGACGTGCGCGGCGCGCGCTGGAACCTGAGCACCTACGCGGAGATGGTGGCGCGGACGACCTCGCGCGAGGCCACCGACCAGGGCCTCACCAACCGCATGGCCGAACTGGGCGAGGACCTGATCACCATCAGCGACCACGCCGGCTCCTGCGAGGAGTGCATTTCGGCGATCGCATCGCTGGGCTACATCTACTCGATCTCGGGGAGCAGCGAGAAGTACCCGTCCGTGGACCAGGGGCGGTCGGCCGGGCTGTGGCATCCGAACTGCACGCACGTCAAGCGGCCATACATCGAGCGGTACGCGAGAGCGGGGGCGGCGTAGCCCGGTCGTTGGAGGGGCCGGGTTACTACCCGGCCCGGTCGTTCGATCAACGACACGGCGGACGGCAACGGCGGGCCGGCTGGTAAGCCGGCCCCTCCAACGACACGACGAACGGCAAACGACAGACGAGGGCGAGAGACCAGGGCGGACGCCAGGAGGGCGTAGATCATGGGCGAGCAGCAGGCGACACAGGGCGACCAGACACAGGGCACACAGCAGCCGGGCGGACCAGACCTGACCATCCGCGACGGCATGAGCGCGGCCGACGTCAAAACGCTGCTGCAGAAGGAGCGCGATCGCGACGACATGCAGCGCAAGGCCGAGATCGAGAAGGCCGTCAACGAGGGCGTGAACCGGGCCAAGGCCGAGGCCGAGGAGGCCGCGCGGCTCGCCGCCCTGGACGAGACCGAGCGCGCCATCGAGGCGAAGAAGAGTGCCGAGGCCGAGCGCGACCAGGCACGGGCCGAGACGGCGGCGCTCGAGGGGCGCATCGCCCGCGGCGAGTTCCTGAACGAGCACGCCGGCGGACTCGACAAGGCCTGGCGCAGCTACCTGGACGGGCAGCTGGCCGCGGCCGAGCCCGAGGACTGGGAGGACACGCTCAAGCGCGTACTCGCCGACCACGCCCAGTCCACCGGGCGCAAACCCGGCGACGTGGGCACCGGCGGGCGGCCGGCGGCAACGACAACGCCGGAGACGATCAACCAGAAGATCCGATCGGCCATGGGACGACGCTGAACCACAACGACGATGAACGGCGGGCCGCGTGGTAACGCGGCCCCTCCAGACGGCAGAGAGGACGTGAGGATCGATGGCCTACAATGAGTACATCAGCCGCACCGACGCGGACGCGCTGATCCCCGACGAGACCTCGCGGGAGATCCTGACCGACCTGACCGACAGCTTCTGGCTGCTGCAGCTCGCCCGGCGGCTGCCGGACATGTCCACCAAGACGCGCAGCATCCCGGTCATGACCGGCCTGGCCGCCGCGGGCTTCGTCTCGGGCGACACCGGCCTGAAGATCACCACCGACGTCACCTGGGACGGCGTGGACCTGGTGGCCGAAGAGGTCGCGGTCATCGTCCCCATCCCCGAGGCGGTGCTGGACGACGCCGACTACGACATCTGGGGCCAGGTGCGCCCGGCGATCGTGGAGGCATTCGGCCGCGTGCTCACCGGCGCGGTGCTCTATGGCACCGACATCCCGGCGGCTTGGACCACGGGGCTGGGCGGGGCCGGGCTGGTGGCCCGCGCCACCACCGCCTCGCAGTACGCCAGCATCGACGGCTTCACCGACTTCTACGAGGCCTTCGAGGGCGAGTCGGCTCCCGGCTCGGCGGACGGCATGCTGATGATGCTGGAGGCCGACGGCTTCGGCATCACCGGCACCGTGGGCCACGTGGGCATCAAGGGCCTGATCCGCAACACCCGCGACGCCAACGGCCAGAAGCTCTACGCCAGCACCGACGAGCTGGGCGGGGCCCCGGCGGTCTATCCGCTGGACGGCACCATCAGCTCGACCTACAAGCTGATCTCCGGCGACTGGCAGAAGCTGGTCTACTCCATGCGCCAGGACATGACCTACAAGATCCTGGACCAGGCGGTCATCACCGGGGCGGACGGCAGCATCATCTGGAACTTCGCCCAGCAGGACATGGTGGGCATGCGCTGCGTCATGCGCATCGCCTTCGCCGCCCCCAACCCGATCAACCGGATGCAGGCCACCGCGTCGAGCCGGTGCCCGTGGGCATACCTGACGGCGTAGGGAGCGGGGCGGGCGCCGGCGACAACGGCGCCCCTGCCCGGCGCCCGCTGCGCGGGCACTCCGCCCCTCCCCCTGGCGGCTCCTGCGGAGCCGCAGGCAGGAGAGGGGCCAAGCTAACGGCACGAACGGCAACGACGACGACGAGAACGACAACGGACGTGAGAGGAGTTGGGTCGCATGGGACTGTATCCGAAGGCCACCAACCCCCTGGAGCTGGGACTCCCGGTGGGCCCCAACAGCAACGTGTTCTACGTCGACCCCATCAACGGCGACAACGACAACACCGGGCTGTCGCCGCTCAAGCCGCTGCTGACCGTGGAGGCGGCCTACGCCCTGTGCACCACCAACCAGAACGACGTGGTCGCCATGATCGGCGGCCCCACCGCCGATAACCCGGCGGCGTCCATCACCTGGGCCAAGGACTACACCCACCTGGTGGGGCTGAGCGGCAACCTCCAGGGCGTGGGCCAGCGCTGCCGCGTGGTCATGGAGGCGGCCACCGCCGTCACCCCGGTGATCACGGTCTCGGGCGACGGCTGCATCTTCCGCAACCTGCAGTTCAACCAGGAGAAGGCGACCGGCGCCGCGAGCGGCGTGGCCATCGTCACCGGGCACCGGAACTACTTCGAGAACGTGTTCTTCATGACGCCGACCTCCCAGACCGCGGCGAGCTACTCGCTCAAGGTCGGCGGCACGGAGAACCTGTTCGTCCGCTGCACCATCGGCCAGCACACCAACGTGCGCAACGCCGCCACCTACGGCCTGTGGCTCTACGAGGGCGACGACGACTGTCAGAGGAACAAGTTCGTCGACTGCGAGTTCCTGAGCTGGGCGACCGGCGGCGGGACGGCTCACGTCCACGTCTACATCGCGGTGGGCATCGACGTCGAGGTCTACACCGTGTTCCTCGAGAACTGCCTGTTCGCCAACGTGGGCGCGGCCACCCTGGCCGTCGCCATCGACGACAACTGCGCCACCACCGACCACCGCATCATCGTCCGCGGCCATGCCGACATGCTCGGCTGCACCGCCGTGGCCGACCCGCTGACCTACGTCTACGTGCCGGACGCTGACGACGCGGTCAGCGGCCTGCTGATGATCGCGGCGGTGGAGTCGTAGACGGGACCGACGACGACGACAAACGACGGCGGGCGGGGTGATGCGCCCCGCCCGCGAGGGAGACGAGAGCCATGGGCTACACCCTGAACACCGGAGCCATGCAGAGCGGCTACATGAAGATCACCATCGCCGGCGTGGCCGCCACCACCAACGGCGGCATCGCGTCGGTGCCCAACCCCGAGGGCTGCGAGCTGGGCATCACCCGCGCCTGGATCCGCGGCCGCACCGGCTCCACCGACGCCGCCAACCTGTCCGTGGGCGTGGGCGCCCTGCTCGGGGCCGACACCTCGATCTGCTCCACCATGGACTGCATCGAGGCCACGCTCAACACCGACCTCACCTTCCTCCCGGCCGCGCAGGTCGCGGAGACCGACAACCCGGCGACCATCTGGGCCGCCGCCGAATACCTGCTGGTCACCGGCAGCGCGAGCACGGTCGGGCTCGACGCCGACCTCTACATCGAGTACATGCGGCTGGAGGACTGAGCAACGGCGACGATGTCGTAGGACAGGTCTCCAGACCTGTCAGTCGTTCGGGACGACAACGACAACGGCCGACAGGTCTGGAGACCTGTCCTACAAACGACGGCGACGACGGCGACGACGGCGGGAGGAGTACACATGGCGATGATCGATGCGACGGCCGGCGGAGCGCAGGCCAACTGCTACCTCACCCGGGCACGCGCCGACAGCTACTTCGGCGACGGGCTGGATGAGCAGCGCTGGGATGCCTTCGATGGCGACGACAAGGCCCGCGCGCTCATCGCCGCCAGCCGGCAACTCGAGGGCATGAGCCTGTGGGGCGGCCCCAACACCGCCTCACAGGCCCTCCATTTCCCGCGCGCCGAGGACGGCTACCAGAGCACGGCCTACGAGAGCTTCACCAGCAGCTACGACGTCGCGGTCGCGCTCGACCGCACCCTGATCAGCGACGGCTCGCTGGTGATTACGAGTTCAGCGGACGACGACGGCACGACCTACACCGAGGACACCGACTACACCGTCGACTACGATGCCGGCACCATCACCGTGCTCTCGACGGGAGACATGGAGGACGCCACCACCTACTACGCCAGCTACGCCTACACCGGCCCGCCGGCGGCGATCGAGGACGCCATCGCCGAACAGGCCCTGTGGCTGCTCGAGCAGCGCGCTAATCCCGAGCTGGTCAACCGCCGGGGCCTGCAGGCCCAGGGCGTGCGCTCCATCGCCATGGACGGACTGAGCGAGACCTACGCCGGCACCGGCCCCGAGGGCGCATGGGGGCCGGGGGCGTGGCACCTGATCAGCGGCTACGTGTGTAACGTGGGGAGGATCGGCGGGCGGTGACGCTGGCCGGGCCGTTGGAGGGGCCGGCATACCTGCCGGCCCGGTCGTTCGGAACGCCAACGGCCACGGCAACGGCGGGCCGGGTAGTAACCCGGCCCCTCCAGCAACGACACGGGCGACGACGGGCGGCGGCGGGAGGGACGAGCGATGGGTAGCCGGATCAGCCTGGTGGGACTGCCGGCGGTGCGCAAGGCGCTCGCGGCCGCGCGCGAGATAGGCACCGGCCAGCAGCTCATCCATGACATCCGCGACGAGCTGCACCGCGCCCTGCTGCACGTCCAGTCCGTCGCCCAGGATAAGACGCCGGTGGACACCGGCACCCTCGAGGCCAGCGCCGAGACCCACACCGGGGTGCTGCGTGGCAACACCATCGCGGCCGAGATCACCTACGGCGGACTGGCCAGCCGCTACGCCGAGGTGCAACACGAGGCCGAGGAGTTCCACCACCCGAAGAAAGGCCAGGCGCACTTCCTGTTCGGGGCCGAGACCTCCGCCTGGGAGAGTGAGCTGCCCGCGACCATGGACGAGCTGGACCGGGCAGCCGAGAAAATCGCCGAACGGCACATCTCGGGAGCGGCGGGAGCGTAGCGCGTCGGAAAGCCATTCGGAGGGCGGGTCTTTAGACCCGCCGCCGTTCGGGAAACGGCAACGACGGCGCCTCTGAAGAGGCGCCCTCCGAAAGGCGCCGGCCACGAAAGGCAGAGCCATGAGCGCGACGGGCAGCCGGGTCATCAGCTGGCAGCGCCCGGTGACCACAGTCACCGGCGACCACAACGACGAGCGCGAACAGCGCTACGAGCCGATCAGCGGCACGTTCAGCGTCTACCTGAAGCAACGCCAGGGCGGTGCGCGCCTCACGTCCCTGGGCTACGTGCGCGGCCATCTCTACTCGCTGCGCTGGACCGCGCCCATCGGCTGGCCCCACACCGTCGACGAGGGCTGGCGCTTCACCAGCGACGACGGGCGGGAGTACGAGGTGCTGGACTGCACGAAGACCGCGAACAGCTACCGGATCATGGCGCAGAAGGTCGGGTGAAGTCGTTCGGAGGGCGGGTCTTTAGACCCGTCGCCGTTGCGAGAACGGCAAAGGCGGCGCCTCTAAAGAGGCGCCCTCCGAAAGGCGGGGGCAACGAAAGGCACGGCGACGGCCATGGCGACGGACTTCGTGCACACAGGTGATGTGGTCGCGGCGGTGCTCGCGGTGCTGCGCGGCGCCGATGGCGCCCGCCACACCGGCGGCCTGCCCGCCAACTGGTGGCCCGACGCCCAGGACGGCACCGAGGTGCCGCTGCAGCTCTGCCAGCACGGCGACCTGGCCGACTACGCCAGCACCGACGAGGTGCTGGCCGACACCCCCGCCATCCTGGTGCGCGGGCTGGGCACCATGATGGGCGAGCGCAACCTGGCGTGCTACCACACCGTCGAGCCGGTGCGCATCATCCACATCCGGCGCTTCGACGATTGCCGCGACAGCGCCGGCGACCTGGAACGCAACCAGGCGCGCGCGCGCGAACGCTACGCCAAAGCGATCCACGCGGCGCTGTTCCACGACCCGCACAAGCGCCTGGCGGTCATCGACAGCGAGGGCGAACGCACCGAGGTGTCCCTGACCTGCACCGACATCTCCGGCGCCGGCGTCTACGACTGCCAACTGCGGGGCTGGGACCTGGGCTACGACGCGGGCTCCAGCTACTCCATGCAGGACGTCGCGGCCTGGCGGCGGCTGGGCAACACCCGGGCCTGGGCCATCGGCTGCGAGATCGAAGTGCGCGTGAAGAGCGGGCCGTGAACGGAGTCGGCCTTCCAGGCCGACACGACGGAGAACGGAGTGAGCGACATGGACCAGCAGATCCCGGCGAAGCCGCAGCCCAAGGACCATCCGGCGCGGCCGGCCTGGCTCGAGCCCGACCCGGAACGGCCGGGGCTGTGGCGGAAGAAGGCGGCCCCTCCCCCGCCGGCTGCGCCGGCACCCCCTCCCCCTGCCGAGCCTGACGGCTCGGAGGCGGGAGAGGGGGACGACGACGAGAAGGACGCGACGGCCGGGGTCGAGGGCGACCCCGCCACGGATGGCATCGAAGGAGCTGAGATCGAATGAGCGAGGTGCTGATCTACGACATGGTCGGGTTCTCCAAGATCGCCACCGCCACCCCGGCGGAGTTCTGCCGCGAGCTGCACGGCGGGCAGTTCAGCTACGAGACCAACCCGATCATCCGACGCGGGACGGGCGGGCAACGTAAGGTGCTCAAGGGCATGTCGGGCATAACCACGAGCTGCCGGTGCACCGGCGTGGCCGTGGCCGACTGGAGCCTGTGGCTGCCGGGCGCGCTGGACCTGCAGATCGCCAGCATGTTCGACTGCCTGGCCGAGGTGGACGACGGCACCGAGGGCGCCGAGTTCGTGCTCACCGGCGGACAGCCCTCCAAGTTCGGGCTGGAGTGGACCGACGCCCCCGACGCCGAGGTCGAGTTCGTGCTCGACGCCGTCTGGGCCCTGGCCACCGAGCAGGCCGTGGGCACCGCCGCCCCGGTCTACTTCACCGATGCCACCGCCGCCGGCTACGGGCCGGGCGACATGTCGGTCGTCATCGGCGACGACCCGGGCGTCATCTCCATCAAGCTGGCGGTGGACCTGCTCACCAAGGTGCACAACACCGCGACGGTGCGGGCGGCCGGCGTGAAGACCAACCCGGACAGCTACCACCTCACCGGCGTGGACCCGACCTGTGAGCTGATCACCACCGAGCCCATCGTGATCACCCAGCTCACCGACGACGAGTACACCGCGGGCGACATCGTGGTCACGCTCGACAACGGCGTGGTCGCCGACGACGCGGCGATCACGTTGAAAGACATGATCTGTCCGAACTTCAACCTGCCCTGGGAGGGCGAGGGCAAGATCGGCTTCGCCCACAGCTTCATCCTGGGCAGCTCCGCAGATGTGTGGGGCAGCGCGGCGGTGGCATAGCGCGGGCCTCACCCCCCGGCCCCCTCTCTGAGACCGTGAACGGTCTCCCGGAGACCCCTGCGGGGTCTCAGGCAGGAGAGGGGGAGGACGACAGTACAGAGGGATGATGGCGTGATGGAGATCAGGACCGGCAACGATGTCATCGGGTGGGTCACCTGGCAGGTGGAGATCCCGGAGGCCACGCGCTGGGAGATCCTCAAGCGCGACCTGGCGCAAGTGCACGCGGCGCCCGAGGGCGGCGTGGAGATCGTGGCGGATGTCACCGGGCTGGTGGAATTGCTGGAGCAGAGCAGCGGCCTGCACCTCGATAGCGAGAGCAGCGTGCGGGAGCTGCCGCACGTGCACCTGCGCGATCTGGTGGGGACGATCGCGTGGTGGCTGCACACCGGCCTCGATCCGGCGGCGCTGCGCGCTGCGGGGGAAGGGGCAGTGAGACCGCAAGCGGTCTCCGGCATGGGGCAAGGGGATACGGCGGGCGGCGGGGGGGCGGCGGGACAGCGCCCTTTCGAACCCGCTGGGATGCCATAGAGCGGGCGTCCTACGCCTGGCATGCGCCCACCAGCGAGTTCGCCGGGATGCGCGGGCGGGAGCCATACGAGACGGCGCGGGCACGCTGGGAGAGCGAGGGCGACGTCCGCGCCGTGCCCGAGGAGATCCGCGAGCTGCTGCGCGCCGATGCCCTGGGCGTGAGCCTCGAGGAGCTGCGCCGGATGCCCTGGGAGGACGTGGAGGCGCGCCTGGCGTGGCTGCGGGGACAACAGATTGCGGCGGGGAGTAAGGCGCCGGCGATGGGGACGTAGGACAGGTCTCCAGACCTGTCGATGGTTCGGGACGACGAACGGCGGCGCCTCTAAAGAGGCGCCCTCCGGGAGGCGTGGGACGCGGCGGAGAGGACAGCCATGGCGACGGTGAGGCTGACAATCAAGGTCGACGCCGAGGGCAACGTCACCGCCATCGACACCGGCGGCAAGGCGCTCGACAACCTCGAGAAGTCCGGCCAGGGCGCGGAACGCCAGCTCGAGCGCATCCGGCTGGCGCAGGATCGCGTGGCCACCGGCGCCATCGCCATGGGCGCCGCAACGCTGGTGGTCAGCTACAAGCTGGCCCAGGCATCGAGCAACCTATTCGAGGCGCAGGACGCCACCAGGAAGATCTTCGGCGAGAGCGCCGACGCGGTGCTCAAATTCGGCGAGACCGCGGCCTCGAGCGTGGGCATGAGCAACCGCATGGCGATCGAGGCGGCCACGTCCTACGGCGGCCTGTTCCAGACCATCGGCAAGGTCGGGCCGGCCGCCGCGGCCGACATGTCGATCGGGATCGTCAAGCTGGCCTCGGACTGGGCGTCGCTGAAGAACAAGCGGCCCGAGGACGTGCTGGAGGCCATGCGCTCGGGGCTGGTGGGCGAGATCGAGCCCCTGCGCAACGTGGGCATGAGCTTCAGCGCCATGGATGTGGAGGTCAAGGCGGCGGCGATGGGGCTGGCCGACGCCACCGGCACCATCACCGAGGGCGCGAAGATGCAGGCGCGCTACGCGCTGATCGTGGAGCAGAGTGGCCTGGCGCAGGGCAACTTCGCGGCGACGGCGGACGGGATGGCGAACAGTGAGCGCAGCGCGACGGCAGCCATGGAGGACGCAGCGGCGGCGGCGGGCCAGGCACTGGCGCCGGCGATGGCGGAACTCTACCAGGCAGCCGTGCCGGTGCTGAAGGGGTTCTCGTGGCTGGTGAAGACGCCGCTGGGCAAATGGGCAGTCCTGGGGGCCACGGCGCTGGGCGGGCTGGCGCTGGCCCTGGGCACCACCTACAAGGTGGTCATGGGGGTGCGCAGCGCGGCGGGGCTGCTGCAGCTCGCGCTCTCCGCCCAGGGGCGCGCGGTGTTCTGGAACACGAAGCTGCTGCAGGCCGAGACCGGGGCGCTGATCCAGAACACCGGCGCCCAGAACGCCAACGCCGGCGCGGCGGCACGCGCGGCGGGGGCGCGGGGCATCCGCGGGGGCGGCGGCGCCGCCGGCATGGGCACGGCGGGGAAGATCGGGCTGGGCGTGGCGGGCGCGGCGGGCGCCGCCTACGTGGGCTACGAGGCGGGGCAATGGGCGGGACGCCAACGCTCGCCGGTGGCGCAGGCGGGAGGGGCCGCGGGTGGCGTGCTGGGCGGCGCCGCCTCGGGGGCGCTGGTAGGGAGCGTCATCCCGGGGGTGGGCACCGCGGTCGGGGCCGTGGGCGGAGCGGCCATCGGCGGCTGGGCCTCCACCGGCCCCATGG